TTGAGACCGAGCGGACGACAGCCACGAACCAGCGGTTGGAGTATCTCCAGGGTCTGCAAAAAATGATGGCGCTGGCCCAGCCAGAATGGGCGGCCTTTAACAACATCGACTGGGTCGCGGTCCAAGCGGCGTCGCCTGCCGAATACACTCGGCTGCAGGCGCTGCGCGAGCACGCGCGAGGTCGTCTCGGTGCCATCGAGTACGAGTTCAACCAGCAGCAGGCGGCCTTTACCGGCCACCAGCAGCAGCACCTCCGCGAGCGGGTCGCCACCGAGCATCAGCGGCTCAACGCCGCCCTGCCCGACTTTGGCGACGAGGTAAAGGGTTCCGCGCTCCGCAAGGAGCTGGGCACCTATCTGCAGGATCGCGCCGGCTTCACGCCGGAAGAGATCAACCAGGCGTATGACCACAGGCTGGTCCTCATCGCCCACAAGGCCATGATGTACGACCGGCAGCTCGGTCTTGCGGCTGCTGCAGACGCGAAGCGGAACAACCCGCCGGCCCAAGTCCAAAAGCCTGGCGTCAGCCAGGACAACGACCGGGGCGGCGTGAACTCGCGCATCCAAACCCGAGCCAACCGCCTGGGTCGCACTCACGATGTGCGCGACGCCGGGAGCCTGATTGCGGAACTCCTCTGACCCCGCACCGCTCGCGCCGGAGCAAGTACTCCGGAGTAATCCCTCATGGCTTTTATCGGCAATACCTTCACGACCTTTGATGCCAAAGGTCTGCGTGAAGACCTGAGTGACATCATCTACAATATCAGCCCAACCGAGACGCCGTTTATGACTGGCATCGCCCGCGAGAAGGCGACGGCGGTCTATCACGAGTGGCAGACCGACGCGCTGGAGCCGCCCAATGGCGCGAACGCGCAGATCCAGGGCGACGACATCTCGGTATTTGATGCCGTGGTCCCGACCGTGCGTCTCGGCAACTACACGCAGATCTCGCGCAAGACGGTGATCATCGCCGGCACCGAGGAGGCGGTCGACAAGGCCGGCCGCAAGAGCGAGGTCGGCTACCAGGTCGCCAAGAAGGGCAAGAGCCTCAAGCGCGACATCGAGACGATCCTCTTACAAAACCAGGCCCGCACGGCCGGTGCCGTGGGCGCGACCGCAGCAAAGACCGCGAGCGTGCTGGCCTACATCAAAACCAACGTGGTGATGGGCACGGGCGCGGCGGCCAACCCCATTGGCGACGGGACCAATACCCGCACCGATGGGACGCAGGCGGCCTTTACCGAGGCGATGCTGCAGAACGCCCTGGCGAGCGTGTGGACGAACTCGGGCGACGAGCCTGACATCGTGTTGGTGAACTCGACCCAGAAGACCGGGATCTCCAAATTCGTCGGCAACAACACCCGCTACATCAACGCCGACGAGGAGAAGCTGGTCACCAGCATCGATGTCTACGTCTACGATTTTGGTAGCGTCGAGATTAAGCCCGACCGCTTTATGCGTCAGCGCGAGGCCCTGATCCTCAATACGGATCTCTGGGCGCTCGCCTGGCTGCGGCCGATTGCTCTGACCGACCTGGCGAAGACCGGCGACAACACCAAGAAGATGTTGCTCGGCGAGTACGCGCTGACCGCGCGCAACGAGGCCGGCAGCGGCGGCGTCTTCGATCTGCTGTAACCAGACCCTCGCGCCCCTGGGGCTTAGGCAGGCGCGAGGCTAGGCGACCCGTTCCCGTCCCTGCGTCACACCCTCCCTGGGGTCGGACGGTTGAGCGGGTCGCCGACCTTTTTCGGGGGGTGCCATGGCTGATCTCTCTGACAGCACCAACTGGTCCGAGCTGGACGCCGGCAACAACAAGACCAGCCCGAACGGCTGGCCCGAGGGCATGATGCCCAGTGGCGTCAACGACAGCGCGCGCAACGACAAGGGGGCGCTCAAGCGCTTCTGGGACCGCATCAACCCGGTGCAGAACATCACGCCAGCGAGCGGTCTCTGGCAATTCAACACCGCCAACGCGGCCTACCCGACCGCCTACGTCAATGGCGAGGTCTATAGCTTCAACCCGATTGGCTCGTCGCTGTCGGGCGATCAGTTCCAAGTCAACGCGCTCGGCGCAAAACCGATCTACAAGAGGGTCGAGAGCGGCGGCGGCTATGTGCCGATCGGCATACAGGACATCATCGAAAACCTCGCGCCGCTGCTGATCTATAACGCGGGGGCAAACGCTGGTGCCGGGGCCTTTGTCCTGCAGAACCCGTGGCTGCCAACCACCAGCGATGGTGCGGGCGGTCTCAGCGTGCCGGGCAACATTACGGCTGGCGGCAACCTCGCCGTTACCGGCGGTAGCGGCACCTTTGGCGGCAATCTCCAGGCCCAGCAGATCACCGCGACCGGCGCGGGCAACTTTGTCGGCTTTACCGACCGCACGACCGGCGCGCTATGGGAATGGTACGCCGACAACGGTGTCGCCCATCTTTACCAAGGGGGCGACTGGCTGGGGATTAATGCCGCTAACGGCAACCTCACGGTGACGGGAACCTATCTCTACCTCGACAACAGCATCGGCACGGTCAATGGCTCGGGTGGCGGCCCGTTCCTCTACGCCGACCCCGGCGCAATAGCGTTTCACCTGGGTCCGACTAATAACGCCTTCCTGTTCCAGAACTCGTCCGGCGCGGATGTCGCGACGCTCACCTCGGCCGGCAACCTCACTCTTACCGGCAGCCTGTCCGTCAATGGCAATATCAATACAAGCGGTCAATTCACCGGGGTCTCGCTCTCGGTCAGCGGCAACTCGGCGCTCAACACGCTCAGCGTCAGCGGCGGCCTGACGGCAAATGCTATCGGTGCCACCAGCCTGCAGCTCAACGGCGGGGGCTCGTCGGTCCTCAATGTGCCCAATGGCGGCATTCAAGTTGCCGGCCAGAGCACGTTTCTGCAGGGCATTAACATCGGCACCAGCATTGATATCAGCGGCCTAAGCCCAATCACCAATACCGGCAACACTTGGTATCACAGCGCCAGCGGGTTCCTGACCGATTACGCGGTGCAGGCGAACAACGCCGGCACGGCTTTTTACGCGCCCAACGGCAATGTGGTCTGCGTCAGTCTCACCCAATCATCGGATGCTCGGCTCAAGACCAACATTGCCGATAGCCGCATCGGCCTCGATGCGATCCTTGGCCTCACGCCTAAGACCTTCCGCCGGATCGCGTCGCCCGAGCGCGAGGAACTGGGCCTGATTGCCCAAGAGGTGGCGGCAGCCCTGCCGCAAGCGGTGACGATGAATGAACACGACGAGCGCCTGGGGATCGATTACGCGCCGATCACCGCCGCGCTCATCAATGCGGTCCAGCAGCTCGCGGCGCGCGTCGCAACCCTGGAGGCCAAATGATCAGTCCCGATGAGGGGGTGCCACTCAGCATCACCGCCGCCGACCTCAACATCGTCTTTGCCGCGCTCGCCAAGCTGCCCTACGAGGCGGTCGCCCAGGTCATCGACCGGCTGCGCCAACAGGTGCTGCTGCACGACCCGCAGGCGTTTGACGCGCCCAGGGTCAATGGCGTCCCGACCTCACCGCCCAACTGATGGACTGGCGGTTTCTTTCCCGCGACCCCAGCACGGGTGCGGTCGAGCACTATGCCTACGACGCGGGCGAGGACCGCTGCATCATCCGGCGGTCGTGGGATGCCGGCCCGGTCATCGAGGCCAACAAGCGCTCGCAGGGCGAGGACGGCTGGAACAAGGACAAGTCGATGCGCCTCGCCGCGCGCATCCCGCCCGATGTCCAGCTCCTGTGGCTGCAGCAGTACGGCATCCGCGCCTGGGACCGAAACCACAAGGGCGCGGTGCGCCGGCTGCTGAACAGCAGCGAGTGGCGATACCTGCGCTACGGCCGGCACTTCATCATCTAGAGGTATTGCGCGCCGCAGCGGAATATCTGGAGAAGCACCATGCCTCTTAGCTCATACGCGGAGTTACAGACCACGGTGCTGGACTGGCTCGCCAGGCCGGGTGATCCGCTGGTCGCGCCGGCCGTGCCCGACATGATCCTGCTCTTTGAGGAGATGGCCCGCGACCGGCTGCGGACCCGCTTCGTCGAGAAGACCATCGTCATCAACCCGCCGCCCGATACCGACACGATCCCGCTGCCGCTCGACTACGGCGAGCTGCGCACCATGTGGATCGACACCGCCAATGGCCGCCGGCACTTCACGTTTCAGACGCCGGTCAACATGGACACCAACCTGTGCTTTCTCGATGGCTACCCGGTCGCCTACACCATCGAGGGTCTCAACCTGCGGGTCGTCGGCAACACGGGCGACACGCCTGACCCCATCAACCTCGGCTACCTGTCGGGCCTGACGGCGCTCTCCAACGCCGCGCCGACCAACTGGCTCTTGACCCAGTACCCGAGCACCTACCTCTGGGGCACGCTCTCGATGGCCGCGCCGTACATCGGCGATGACCCGCGCATGGCGGTCTGGCTCGGGCTGCGCGAGGAGCGGATCGAGGACATCAAGCTCGCTGACCGCCGGGCCAAATACCCGGCCGGCCTGGTCATCCAGACGGACACGCGGAACCCGTGATGGCCGGGTCGTGGGACGACTACATCGCGATGATCGCGCCCGGCCTGGCGGCCGGCGCGCCGCCCAGTCCTATGCCGCCGCCACGCTCTCTGTTGTCTCCCGATGATCTGCCGACTGATCCGCAGGCAGCGCCCGCCAACCAGATCACGCCGCCGCCGCCCAGGCTGCCGGCCTCGACAATGACCAAGGCCGGCATCCCGCTGGGCGATCTGCGCGAGCTGATCAAGTCGTCGGAGAGCGGCGAGTTTGGCGGCTATGACGCCCTGGCGTGGCATCCCAACTACCAGCCCAACGCGATGAGCCGGCCGCTCGATCCGACCGGCTTCCCGCAATGGCAAGGCTCCAGCGCCACCGGCAAGGGCAGCCATGGCGCAGGGGCCTATCAGTTTGAGCCGGAGCTATGGGGCGAGTTTGCGCCCGGTCTCGGCATCAAGGACTTCTCGCCCGAGAGCCAGGACCGTGTCGCCGACGCCGCGATCCTGCGCTACGGCACCTTCCCCTGGAAGACGAACCAGACCCTCCAGACGGCCATCCGGCAGTACAAGGCGACGGGCAAGCTGCCGGGCAATCTCGTGACCGCGCGCAACCCGTGAGCCTGTGGGACGAGATCCAGTCCTGGCTCGCCGGCCAGGGCGATCCCGAGGCCCAGGGCGCGGCCCAGGCGTCGACCGCGATGCAGCCGGCGGTCGAGGACTGGATGCGCAATGTCGGCACCGGGAAATACGTCAGCGACTACTTCAACAATCTCAGCCAAGGCTACGACCCGAACAGGTCGTTTGCCCAGAACGCGCAAGACCCGACGCTGATGCAGCACGCGATGGATCTTGCCCTGGGCTTCAGCGGCGGCGGCCTGGCGACCAAGGCCAAAGGCCCGGCGGCGTCGGACCTTCCCGCGCCGTACCTCAGCAAAGGCGCGGACGCGCCCCTCTTTGACTACAGCCTGCCGCCGCCCGACGTACCGCAGACGGGTCTGACGCGCGCCCCGCCGCCGCCCAAGGGCATCCCCGATTATGTCCAGCGGGTCGCCGACCCGGCCAACCTCGCGCGGGTCAAGGATCTGACCGCCCAGGGCCTCCAGCGGATGGGCGAGGTGGCTCCAGGCCAACCCCGATATTGGTACAATCCGTCGCCGATCCTCGACGCCTTTGGCAACGATCTCGGCAGCGCCGAGCAGGCCCAGCGCAACCTCAAGATCTACGCCGACATGATGGGCAACACGACCAACCTGGCGCGCGTGCCGCAAAATCAGCGGATGGCGAGCTGGTATTACCAGAAGTACATGACCGACCCCGAGACCATGCCGACCGAGGTGCCGCCCGAGGGATCTGGTTATGGGCATGTCGCCCAAAAGCAGCATTTGCAGAACGTGCAAGATTGGTGGCCGACGCAGAGCATCGACCCGGCCGGCAACCCCAAGCCGGCCTCGTTCTCAGAAAACAACATGGGCAACTTCCGGCCGTACACCTGGGACACGCGAAACGGCACGATCTGGGATCTGCGCAACACCAAGGGCGCGATCATCACCGCGCCCGACAAGGCGCATTACGGGTTCTTGGAGGGCACCGGCCAGGGCCTGGCGAGCGACATGGGCATCTCGCCCGCCCGCCAGCAGGAGGCTTCCTGGGTCACGATGGAGCCGCCAGGACCGCTGCAAACCTTTGCCGAGGGGCTAGAGCAGAAGATCCGCGACACGGCGGCCAAATTCAACATGGACCCGCGCGAGGTGCGAAAGTACTTCGCCCAGGGCAAGCAATTGCTATGGGGCCTGCCGGCGGGCCTCCTGGGGAGCCAGCTCGTACCATCGGACGAGCGTACCCGTTAGATCGACGCGCTCGCCGGCAAGGCGCACGAGACCGTCGCTGATCAGCTTGTCGGCCAATCCGAACTCGATGACGCGGCAATCCATCGCCTCGCCGCCCGGCACGCTATGGGTCCGAAACCAGCTGTCCGCGCCCTGGAAAAAATTGAGGTAGCCGCACCGCCGGATCTCGCGGAGCGCCTCACGCCTGTGCGTGATCATCGGCATCGGCGGATCACCATAGAGGTCTTGCATGGCCCTTCTTCCTTTTGGCGAGTGGCTGCCGGATGGCCCTGCGTTTGCCAACCCCGGCACCATCGTCGCGCTCAATGTCGTCCCGCGCACCGCGTCGTCCTATGGCCCCATGCCGGGGCCGGTGCCGTACACGGGAGCACTCCCCGACCGGGCGTGCGGATCATATGGGTATCGCGACGCTGGTGGCGTGGTCTTCAACTTCGCGGCGACAAAGAGCCGCATCTATCTGCAGCAGACCGGCGCGACCGCCTTTACCGATATCAGCGGCCCGAGCGCGCCCTACAACACCGAGGCCCCGCCAGACGGGTTCTGGTCGATGACCTCGTTTGGCAAGCGGATCATCGCGACCAACTACGCCGACCCGATCCAGACCTACCTGGCTGGCACCGATAGCGCCTTCTCCGACCTCTCGGCCGCCGCGCCCAGGGCGCGGTTCTGCGCGGTCATCCGCGACTTTCTCATGCTCGGCAACACCGTCGACACGCTCGATGGCGAGGTGCAGTTCCGCCTGGCCTGGCCCGCCATCGGCGACCCGACCAACTGGCCGGTCTTTGGCAGCCCCGAGGCCATCGAGCTGCAGAGCGACTACCAGGACCTGGTGCAGACCGACCTGGGCGAGATCACTCAGGTCGTCGGCGGCCACCTCTCGGCGGCCGATGGCGCGGCGTTCTGCGAGCGCGGCATCTACCGGATTGGCTATAGCGGCAGCCCCAAGATCTTTGACTTCCAGGTCGCCGAGGGCGCGGCCGGGACCGACGCCTCGCTCTCGGTCGTCACGCGCCGCCTGGTCGACGGCAGCGGCGTCGCCAGGGCGACATGCTTTTACCTCGGGTCGGACGGGTTCTATGCCTTTGACGGCAGCAGCTCGGCCTCGATTGGCGGCCAGAAGGTCGACCGCTTCTTCTTCAGCGATCTCGACCCGAACTACCTGCGCCAGGTCATGGGCACCTATGACCCGCAGCGCAAACTGATCTTCTGGTTCTATCACGGGCAGCAGAACAACGGCTTTTTCAACCGGGCGCTGGTGTTCAATTGGGAGCTGGGCCGCTGGTCGCTCCTTGAGCTGACGCCCTACCCGGTGGAATGGGTCGAAAGCACCAGCTATTCGACCGCTGGCTACAACCTCGATGAGATGGACCCGCTGGGCAATCTGGAGCAGCTCCAGTACTCGCTCGACAGCCGGGTGTGGACCGCCGGCAACCCGATGCTCGGCTGGTTCGACAGCAACCACACCCAGAATTACACGACCGGCCCGGCGCTGCCGCCGACGATTGAGACCTCCGAAACCCAGATGTTCCCCGGCAAGCGCACCCGTGTGATCAGCAGCCGCCCGCTGCACGACGCGGCGGTCCCGGCCCAGGTCGCGGTGGGTGTGCGCGAGACGACGCGCCAGACCGTGGTCTACCGGGCCGCCGTCGCCGAGAACATCCTCGGCGAGTGCCCGCAGCGCACCACGGGACGCTATACGCGGTATCAGGTGAGGCTGCCGGCGGGCGCTGGCTTCCAGTTTCTCCAGGGCGTCGATGTCGTCGCCCGCGCCGAGGGCGTCCGCAGCCAAGGCTTTGCCTGATGGCGCAGGCGGATCTCGACCGCCCGCCGGTTATCCCGCTGGTCCCCGCCGAGCTGGGCAATGCGCGCGCGACCAATGTGCGCTTTGCCTCGGCGATCAACTCGCTGCTGCGCGGCGCTATCGGCGCGACCATGGGCGTCACGCTCGCCTCGGGCGCGACCAGCTCGCAGTTCAGCGATAGTCGCATCGGCCGCTACACTTTTGTCGGCCTGATGCCGGCCTCGGCGCACGCGGTCGACATCCTCCCCAGCATCTGGGTCGAGACGACCAAAGGCTCGGTGACGATCCATCATGCCAACGTCCCCTATACCGACCTGACATTTGTGGCGTTATTGATTGGCTAGCGCGATGGACATGGTCGAGCGCGACATTGGCAGCATCAGCGTCACGCTGCCGCCGCTCGATGAGATTGCGCAGTGCTGGCCGATCATCGAGCCGATCCTCAAGCGCGCGACCGACCGGATCAGGGGCTATGAGCCAATCGATGTCCTGCAGCTCGTGATGCTGGGCCGCATGTCGATGTTCCTCGTGCGCGATGTCGGCCGGCTCATCGCGGTCGCCGTCACCGAGGTTCACCAGTTCCCGCGCAGCCGCACGCTTGAGGTGCCGTTTATCGCCGGCCAGGGCGTGCGGCGCTGGTGGCGGGTTCTGCTCGACGCGCTCGACGCCCAGGCCGCTGCCCTGGATTGCGTCGATCTGGCCGGCTGGGACCGCAAGGGCTGGGCGCATTTCGGGTTTGAGATCGCTGGCGTCGCCCTGGTGCGGCGGATCAAGGACGGGCCATGACCAAATCCACACCGAGCACCAGCACGACCGTCAACCAAAGCCCCATCGCCACGGCGCAGCAGCCGTTTATGACCGGGCTGTGGACTGAAGGCAATGCGATGGCGGGGAGCGGCAACCCGCAAAACGCCTATGGCTGGCCGGCCCTCCAGGGCATCCAAGACTACGCGCAGAACAATTACCAAAACACCGCAGGTGCCGGTCTGCAGGCGGTGCCGGGCGGTCTTGACTTTGTCAATGCCGCGCTCAGAGGCAACGCGGGCGGTCTCCTGCCCGGCGCATCGCAGGTTGGCAGCCTCAGCGGCCTCGGCACCAACGCCAGTAACACCGGCCAATACTTCGCCAATCTGATGGGCGGCGCGGCGAGCAACTACCTAAGCGCAGCCGCGCCCTATCAATCAGGCCTGACCGGCTTGGCCGGTCAGTATGGCGGGCTGACCGGCGCGGGCTATGGCTCCTATGGCGCGCTCAACAATCTCGGCGGCGCGGCGGCTCAGGGCGGTCAGCAGACGGCTCAGTCGCTCTATGGCCTTGCGCCGCAAGGGATGGCCGCCGGCTGGCCCAGCGAGCAGCAGCTCATGGCGAACAGCGGGATGGCAATCTCGGGCAACCCGGCCTTTAGCAGCGGGCTGACCGGGCTGGCGAGCGGCCAGTATATCAACCCCGCGACCAACCCTGCCCTGGGCGGCACGATCCAGTCAGCGCTGCAGCCGCTGGCCCAGCAGTTTATGACCGCGACCGCGCCGCTGACCGCGAGCAATTTTGAGGGCGGCGGGCGCTACGGCAGCGGCGCGTACACCAACGCCCAGGGCCAGAACCAGTACGCGCTCGGCCAGGCGATGCAGGGCGCGGTCAGCAACATCGTCAACAACGCCTACAACACCGGCCTCAGCACGACGCTCGGTGCCGGCAGCGCGCTGGGCGGCATCTACAACCAGGGCGTGGCGAACAGCAGCTCTGCGGCGCAGGCGGCGGGCCAGCTCGGCCAGAGCGGCGTCAACCTCACCGGCAACCTGATCCAGGGCGGCGGGTCGGCACTCCAGAGCGGCTACGGCACTGGCGGCAACCTCTATGGCGCGGGCGCGGGCGCGCTCAACAGCCTGGGCGGCACCGGCCTCGGTGGCGCATCGAGCAACTACGGCACCGCCGGCACCATGGGGCTGAATGCGCTTAACAGCATGATTTCCGGCTATGGCAGCGCGGGCCAGACGGCCAACCAGGGCTATGGGACAGCCGCCAATGCCTTTGGTCAGGGCGGCCAGCTCGCCAATGCCGGGACGCTCAACCTGGGCGGCCTGGCGCAGATGACGCCCGACCTCGCCAACTACCCGATGTCGCAGCTCAGCACCGCCTTTAACGCTCCTTGGGCACCGATCCAGAACTACGCCGGGCTGCTCGGCCAGCCGCTGCAAGGCAACTCAACGCAGACCTCGACGCAGCCTTACTATCAGAACACCGCCTCCAACGCGATTAGCGGCGCGCTCGGTATCGCCCAACTCGCCTCGCTCATCTAGGAGAACGCCATGACTGGTATCTGGGGTTGGCTCACCGGCGGTCTCGGCGGCGGCGCGGGCTCGATGCCCGGCTACTCGGGTCTCACGCCGGACCAGGCGAACATGGTGCAACAGCAGGGCTGGTATCCCCGCCCCGACATGGTGATGCCGACCGGCAGCAACCTGGCGCAGCCGGCGGGCTACAGCAACCTGTCGCCCGCCCAGGCCGCCACGGTGGGCGGTCTCGGCTATTTCAGTAATCCCGACGCGCAGCAGGGCGGGGGCGACAGTCTGCTCAGCAAGATAGCAGCGGGTCTCGGCAGCCCCGCCGGCAAGGATGCGATCAAGAATTTGCAGGGCGCGATGCAAGGACCGCAGCCGTTGCCCGGTCGGATCGCGCCATCGCCAACCCCGCCGGCCGGCCTGCTGAGCGCGAACCCGTATCACAATCTCTATACGCGCACGCCGCTTGATCCCAAGCAGGCGCTGGCGAGCTTCCAGCGGGGGTACTGATGGCCGACCAGACCGACAGCGGTGGCTTCCTCCCCGGCCTCCTCAGCTTTTTCAAGCCGGTCGATTACTCGGCGATGTATACCGGCAGCCTCCTCAAAGACCCGGCGACCGGGCAGATGGACCCGGCTGTCCAGCAGGCCTTCCGCTCGCGTGCGCTGGGCGCGGCTGCCGAGGCCTTTGCGCAGGGCGGGATGCCAGTGCCGTACAAGGGCGGCGTCCCGTTTGGCGCGACACTGGGCCATGCGGGCGCGGCGGCGACGACAGCCGGCGACAGCCTGATCGATGCGCGGATGAAGGCGGCGCAGACGACGCTCGCCCTCGCCAATGCCGGCAACGCCCAGGCCACCGCGATGGTGCTGCAGGGGATTTTGGAGGGCAACAAGAACCGGCCTGGCGCTGGCGGCCCCGGCAGCGGCGGCGGCGCGGGCACCGGGACCGGCGGCGCGAGCGTTGCCGGCGGCCCGCAGACCGGCCCGGCCAAGATCCTCGCCAGCCAGGGCGCTTATAGCCCCGCCCAGGCCTACAACTTCCTGCAGCAGAACGGCGCGACCAAGAACGAGGCGACCATGCTGGCCTCGGCGGTCGGGGCCGAGAGCGGTGGCGATCCCAACGCGCCGCACGATGCGGCGACCTTGGCGGCCAGAGGCCTGCCGCCTGGTTATGGTCTCTTTGGACACAACGCCACCCGTCTCACGGACATGCGGACCTTCGCGGGGGTCGGGCCGAACGATCCCGTGCCGCCGGAAAAGCAGTTGCTTTTCGCGCTGCAGGAGCTGCGCGGCTCCGAGAGCAAGGCCGGCGCGATGGTCAACGCCGCGACCACGCCCGAGCAGCTCACTGAAGCGCAGATGGAGTATGAGCGGCCGAACCGGAAGCAGAACAACGGCAACTACGATCAGCGCCTCCAGATCACCCGCGACCTCTGGAACAACCCGCCCGGCACGCCGACGCAGACCGCCGCCGCAACGCCCGATCCCGCGAACCCGTACGCGGGCGGCTCGGGCCAGGGCGTCTATGTCCCGCCCGGCGGCACCCAGCAGCGCGACATCCAGACCGGCCTGCCGGTCAATCCCGCGACGGGACAGCCGGCCGCTGGCGCTGGCCCCGCAGCGCCGCCAATGGCACCGCCAGCCAGCGCGCCGCAGGGCCTCTTGAACCTGCCCCAGGTGCCCAATGCGGCAGCGCAGATGGCAGCGCCAGGCGGTCCTGGCCCCGCGCCGGCGCCACCGGGCGCCCCGACGCCAGGACCGCAAGGCCTGCTGGGGCCGCAACCGGGCGGCGCAGCACCCGGTCCGGTTATGGCGGCCATCGAGGCAGGCCGCCAACGCGCCGCCGCTGCAGGCGGGCCGCCCGGCGTGCAAGTCGCTGGCCCTGGTGCAGGCGAGCCGCCTGGCCCGAACTTGGTGCCCGGTGGCGGCGCTGCTCTGCCGCCGCAACCGCCCGTTACCGTAGGCCCGCCTAGTGGCGTTGGTGGCCTGTTGAACCAGCCGCCCGCAGGACCGCCAGCGCCGCCCGCTGGAGGCCCTCCAGCGCCTGTAGTGCCGCCGCCGGGTGCACCAGGGCCTGTCCCGCCTCAGGCCGCTCCAGCGCCTCCCCCCGCGCCCGCAGCGAACATCCCGCCGCCGCCCGTGCCGCCGACACCGCCGCCGCCGCCCCAGATCCCACCAGACCTTACCGGGCAGCACAGTAATGCGGAGGTCGAATGGGCAAAGAAGCAGGCCGCGCTCTATGCCGCCGTTCACCTGACGCCGCCGCCCGATGTCGCCGCCCTGGCGACGCTCGATACTGACATGGCAAAGGAGGCGCAGAAGCAGCAGCTCGATAACATCTTCAAGCAGCAGCAGGCCGACTATCAGGCCAAGCTCAACGACTACAACGAAGCGATGAAGCAGTACCGGGCGTACCAGTATGCCGGTCCAACGGCCGGCTCGACCGAGGCCGCCAAGCAGCCTTACCAATTCAACCAGAACCAGAACAAGGCGCTCTGGGACATCTACGTTGCGCAAAACAAACCGCGCGACCCGCAGCGCGCGGGCACCTTCTCGTTCAACCCGGCGACCGGCCAGTACACGATGAACCGCGAGACGGTCGAGGCCGATGGCTCGACGCATCAGCACATCACGACCCTGAACCCGCAGATGCAGGTGCTGGGCGACTTTGATGCCGGCCCGACCAAGGCCAGCCCAGGCTCGGTCTCGACGCAGCAGGCGATGGCGGGCGCAAATGTTAAGGATTTCGAGACGGTGCAGAAAGAGGCCAGCGGCGCTGCTCAAACACTGGCCCAGGCGCGCAACATGCGGGAAGCGGCCCCGAACTTCCCGACCGGCGTTGGTGCTGGCGAGCGGCAGTTTATGAACCGGGTACTCGTCACGCTGGGCATGGGCGGCGACGACGCCACAAAGAGTGCGGCCTCCTACGAAAGCTTTATCAAGGACGCCGGCCAGCTCGCCCGGTCGCAGGCGTCGGCCATCACCTCGCGCGTTGGCGTGCAGGAGCTGCAGAACGTCGCGGCGTCCCTGGCGGCTCCGACGACCACGCCGCGCGGCATCGACCGGACCCTCGCCCAGATCCAGGGTGTGGCGGACTACAAGATGATCAAGCAGCAGGCGATGACCGGGTATATGGCAGACCCGGCGCACGCCGGGAGCAACGCCGGGTTCGAGGCCGACTTCAACAAGAACATCTCGCCTTACACGTACATGTACATGCGGCTCTCGGATCAGGACCGCGCCGATCTCCGCAACCAGCTCTCGCAGACGCCTGGCGGCCGGGCCGATCTGCAGCGCCTGCAGGGTCAGATCAACTACATCCAGGGTAACAACCTGATGCCGGTGCAGTGAGATGGGCAGCCCCTGGCAATCCGAGAGCGACGCCATCGATGCGACGCTGGCGAGCGATCCGGCCTGGGGTCGTGATCTCGCCAGCCGGATCTGGGGCCAGACCCCGCCTGCCGCGCCGCCGCCCGCTGCGCCGCCAGGGCAGCCTGACCATGCGGCCGAGATCGCGGCCTCGCTCGCCAACCCAGCCGCCCCGCCGCCACCGCCAAATGCCAACTATCGCGGCTCGATCTTCCCCTTCTCAAGAGACGCGCAAGGCAATCTCAATTGGACGGATACAGGCATTCCCGGCGTCAGTCCGAGTGGTGAGCGCGGGACGCTTAGATTGCCGTTCGATTTTACGGCTGGTGTTCCTGGCGCAATTTGGGACGCGTTCAGACTGCCGGGCGATGTTGCCACGGGTCAGCAGCCGACCCCCTATAGTGGCGGCCCAGCACAGCCCGATCCCGCCCTCCTGGCGCGCACGTTCAATGCGGCGACGATGATGACCCCTGCGCCGGTCGGCCGTGGAGCGCTCCCTGAGGTGCCGACCGCGCGCACCCTCGCCGATATAGCGAATACCCAATACGACGCTTATAGAAACTCGGGCGTGCAGGTCACCGGCACGGGGATCAACCGCATGCTCAACGACCTGAATGGCACGCTGCGAACGAATGGCTTTATTGTGGACCCCGCCAGCGAACTCGGTGGCGCGATCCGTGATCTCGGCAATGGCTCAAGCGGTCCTTACACCGTCTCGCCCGGCGTTTATGACGCTGCGGGTCTCGATGCGGCGCGCCAGCGTTTTTCAAAGATTGCGAATAGCAACGGTCCCCAGGCTGAGGCGGCGCGCACCGCGCTCAATGCCGTCGATGACTACATGACCAACCTGCCGATGAACCCATCGCATCTTGCGCCCGGTACGACTGCTGATGCCGCCACTGCAGCCATCCAGAACCTACAGGACGCGCGCGCCAATTATGGGGCGGCGAAGCGGTCCGATGCCCTCACCGGGTCGCTCAAGGACTATGCCAATACCGGCATCCTCGATCAGGCCGTGGCGCGAGCTGACGCAAACGCTACGGGCAGCGCTAACCTTGATCAGATGATCCGCTCCCGTATCGTGTCGTTTATGAGCGGGCCAAATGCAGCGCGGCGTCTCGCTGGCTTCTCGGACGCCGAGAAAGATCTTCTTACCCAGGTTGCCCAAGGCGGAACGCCGACCCAAAAACTTATCGGCGGTGCCCAAGGCCTTTTGGGCATGGGCCATGGGGCGGGAGGGGCCAGCGTTACGGCTGGGGTTGGGATGGTAGAGCTGCTCAGCCACCTCTACGAGAGCCAGCCTGAGCTTGCGGCGGCGCTGACTATGGGTACGGCTGTCGCCAACCCTGTTCTGAAGGCGATAGGCGGGCGGCTTGAGGGGAGCGGTCTGCGGGCTGTCGATGAGGCGGTACGGTCGAGGTCTCCGCTCTATCAGGGCCAGACGACAGTCGGCAGTCCAACGCCAAATCCGGCCCCCAATTGGGTCGGCCGCACGGTGCCGCCTTCGTTGCTCAATCAGCAGCCCCAGGCTCCGCAGACCACGCCGCCCTGGTCTTGGCCGCTAAACAGCTCGCTGGACCCAAACCGGGCCTAGCGCCGGGCTAGCGCACCACAAACAAAAACAGAGCAAACCCAGCCAGCAGTGCGCCTGCAAGCACCGGAGCGTACATAAAGGACATG